CAGAATAAAATTATTAATTGTATAGTTATGTTAAGCCTTTTGTTGAAAGGCTAACAAACGTCCTTATATTATTAAAATGGCTACTGCTATAGAAGTCAGGGAACAAAATCCCTTGACTGGCTGGCCTGAGTTTTGTGAGTGGGTTACATCTACCAACAACCGTTTATATGTCGGTTGGTTTGGTGTGTTGATGATCCCTTGCTTACTAACAGCAGTCACTTGTTTCATAATCGCATTTATTGCGGCACCACCTGTAGATATAGATGGAATCAGAGAACCAGTTGCAGGATCATTCCTGTACGGAAACAACATCATATCTGGAGCAATCGTACCATCATCCAACGCAATCGGTCTTCACTTCTACCCAATCTGGGAAGCTGCAACCCTCGACGAGTGGTTGTATAACGGTGGACC